ATTTTTGTAGCAGGACACTCCAATGTATCTTGGAACCATTCTAAAGTACGCTTTCTGTCCATATTGGGTCCTGAGCCATGTGCTATTGGAAAATAACCTGACCAACCATCTACAGCTACAGCAATACCTACAACTTCACCTGCTCCTATTACAGAGCCTGATCCTAATTTTTTTAAGTTTGGATCTCTTGTTTCTAAATCGATTGCAATTTCATCTGCTTGTCTTAGATCTGGATATTCTTTTGGTTGTACCCATTCTGTTTGTGGTAATATCATTTCATGTCCTTCATCTTTTTAATTTCTAATTCACAGTAGTGTATAATTTTTTCTAAATCTTTTATCTTATCCTTTTTCATGTATCTGCAAACGTACTTCACAACACAGCCTTGAAAGAACGAGAGGTTATTTTTAGAAATAAACTCGTACGGCTGTATGTGAAAATTTTTATAATGGGATCCACCTATTTGTTTATTCTGTGGACTAACGTGGTCAAATATACTTTTGTCTGTCATAAATTATATCCTTTTCTTTTTATCTTTGCTTTCAACTTATATAAATTGTGTCTAGCTCTAGTCACTGCAACATACCAAACACGGTGCTCTTCATCTTGTTTATCAAAACTTTTCTTTATTGCTTTCTGTATTTTATCTCCTTGCTCCAATGACAGAATAACATTATCCTCTTCACCACCTTTTATAGCGTGAATGGTAGATAACCATATTCTTGCGTCTTCATCAAGTCTTTCTCCTCTTTCTAATAATTGTCTAATGTAATTTTTTTCTGTAAGGTCTGCGTTGATAAATGCATCAAACCAAGAGATGGTCTTATCTAGTTCTACATCTCCAGTAAACTCTTTTATGTCCTTAAAATATTTATCATCTAACTCTTTACCAGATTTCCAACTGTCGTAATATCTTTTTGCATTATACATTGATACTCTAAAACTTTTACCCTTTTTACTTTGAAAGTAAAGGTTAGCTTTTTTAAGTTCTTCCATTATCTTTAAAAGTGTGGATCTCGTTCTAGTTAAAATCAACCATTTACCTTTTGATAAATCTACTTGTCCTAAGTTTGATATGTACTGTGTCTCTCCCTTGTTACTATTAGGTAGATAATCTTTTATCTTTCTAGATCCTACTATTCTATTAGTGATAATATTAGACTCTTCCTGCACTGCTTTTGATATTCTTTTTGAATATTTTAAAATCTTTTCTTTGGCTGGTTCTCTTATAAATCTTTCTACGTCAGCTCCTGCCCATGCAAAGATGGCTTGGTCATCATCACCGGCTAGATATATGTCCGTTGTTTTTTGTTTTAATAAATCATACAGCTTCCATTGTAATGGAGATAAATCTTGTGCTTCATCAATAAAAACAACATCAAAGTCTTTTATCATTTTTAAAGTGACTCCTTTGATTATGTCGTTAAAATCTTTTAACTGATTTTGTTTTTTGTACTCTATTAAATTATGATGAATGTGTTTTAGAGTATCCCAGTTTATATATTTTTTATCATGCTCGTTTCTATCAAACTCTTCTCGTATAGTTATATCTCTATTAATCGCTCTACCAATCAGTTGAAAATAGGGGTTGTCATTTGTTAAGTAATGCGTCTCTTCTTCGTTATATTTGTCAACATAGTTTACCCTTATATTTAATATTTTACCTAGATCTTCATAGTGGTAAGGCTGCATGATGTCTTCTTCTTTCAAAGCTAAAGTGTGAAAAGAAAAAGCGTGCAATGTTTGGAAGTAGGGTAATTGTTTTTCCTCAGCTGGCATTCTTTTGATTGCCTCTTGTGCTGCTTTCTTTGTAAAAGCGAAGTAACCTATTCTGTGTAAAGGCACGCCAACTCTAGCATAAGCTTTAGCTCTACTAATTAGACTATGTGTTTTACCTGTGCCTGGAGGTCCATATACTTTATAAATCAAACTATATCCTCCTTGCTTTCCATATCTATAATTTCTTCTGGAGCTTTGTCTTTCTTAAATATTTCTATAGGTAATTTTACACAACGTATTGCAGGAAAATATTTTCCGTTTTTATCTTTGCCTGGATATCTTTTCTGTTGATCAAACTCACCTTTAAATAAAGTATGTAGTATGTAAGAAGTTCTTTGTTCATCTTTCTTCCATTCATTTCTTTTTAATTCATCGTAGTACGGTTGAAATTTAAAATACACATACTCATCTTCTTCTAATACTGCACCACTTGCAAATGAATTATGACTTGTAGCTCTGACACCATTTAAATATTCTTTTGTTAATTCAAATAATATTTCTCTTGGTGTGGTTCCTGAAGCCGGTTGCATGACATCTATGCTTTGCATCAGGTTATGTATCATAGGTTGGAAGTCTGTAGACTTAATTGAAGGTGGTAACATATCTGCTTGCGCAGCTATCAAAGCTTTGAGTTCTCTTTGTTCTATTATCTTTTTAATATCTTTAGCATGTATTTGAACAACAGATCCATCTGGTTTAGTTACGTTTAAATAAAATTCTGGATCAGGTTTAAAGTCTATCTTCTGTAGTCCAGATAGCATAGGCCAAGATCTAGTTAGTTGAGAAGCTATTCCGTAAGTTCTTTTAACACATTCGACTCTAGAACATTTTCTAGCGATAGGATCTTCACTACAAGTATGTCCAGCTGTATCTTTCTTCCAATCTTTTATTTTCTTTTCTACTTTAGAATCACCCCATACATTATCATAAAGCACATAATTTCTAGCAGCTTCTTTTACTTTGTCTTCCCAATTATCTTTAAACTTCTTTTTAGCAAAGACCATATAGTTGTATAGGAATCTATCTCTTTCATCAGATAATTTTTTACCATTTGTAAGATCTTTTGTTATTAACTGCAGACAAGGTGGGCCATCTAAAAACTCTGCGTGTCCTCCTGTAAGTTCTTTCGTAACTAGATTGTTCGCAATATCTTTTAATTCTTTTCTTGTTTGTAAATTTAAACCAACAACTGTGATAAATTTATCAAAATCCATTTCTTCACCAGATGGCATAAGTGCAACACGTTCTTTTTTATTAAAGTATGGTAGATTTATAAAGTTACCATTGATAGGTTTACCATCTGAATTAGTTCCTAGTTTAGTTTGTTTAGGATAAATCTCTGTGTTTGATGGTAGTTCAAATGTAAATAATAATGTTTCTAAAAATTCTCTGATGTCACTAGCTTTGACTAGTTCTTTTGTAAATACGTATAGATGTAAACCTCCACTCTTTGACTTAACAGGTATGATAGGTAATTCTTTTTGTTGTATGATTTCTAGATACTTCTGTATTTCAAAACCAATATATTTTTTTGGATCTACATCTATAGCACCAAAGGACGCCATACCTTTATCATTACATGGTTGTATACCTATAGACTTCTTACCTGCAAGGTGGTTGTTATAATCTTCATCTGTTACTTCAAAGGAAGACCATCCATAATCACCTGGATTAAATTTTATCTTTCCTGTCTCTGGATCAACATAACCGTTTTTAATATTACAAAAACCATAATTACGCTTCAACCCTGTGAAATATTTTATAAACTCTTTCATAAATGTAAGGGGCGACCGAAGCCGCCCCTAAATGTTTATACAATATCAGCAGTTGATTGTCTGTTGTTCTCGTATTTAGGTTTAGCTGTTCCCTTCGCTACTGTCTCCTCCAACTGTTGAGCGATCTTATACATATCAGAATCTTTCTTATCTGTGATGTTAAGACTTCTAACCTTTGTTGGTTTGTAGACATGCCAGCTTTTACTTCCAGCAGTTCTTGATGCAGTTTTTAAATTATAAACTGTATGATAAGAAGCTGGTTCAAAAGAACCTTTGTCATCCGTAACTCTTTGATTCTTAATCAAATTGTTAAGTTCCCTTGCTGGCGTAAGATTTGAAGATCTCATAGGAATCACCGCAGGTTTAAGTTCATCATTTACTAAAATCAGAACATAAAAGTATGCAGTTTTTTCTACGTAATTACCATTTGGTAATCTGTATCTTCCACCTTTTTCTTCTTTTGCATCTGCAGGTATAGACATATGTGTGCCTACCGGAGCTGATGGGCTATCTCCCATCTCTTGCCATTCAGGATAACGCATCTGTGCATACGCAACCATTATGTTTATCCCTTTGTCTCCATCTTGCATGATACCAAGACTGCCTGAATATATCATACCAGGTTTTGCACCCTCAACATATTTAGGATCTCTTGAATTACACTCAGGTGATAACTGGTGTAAGATTTTCAGAATCGGTGTGGATACGTCTTCTGTCTTAATCTCTTGGGATCCTCTTCCAGAATCCTTTCTGAGATCGATTGTAGATAATGCACCTGCATTACCTTTCTTTGCTAGACTACTTTCAGTTTTCATATTTACTCCTTTGTTAGTTTATTAGTCTATTAGTTTACCTTTTATTTTTGTTTGATTACCTTCAAACGTCCAAAATAGATCGGATGGAACATCTTTACCAGATTTTTTCCATTCTTCCAATACTACTTTGAGAGTGGCAGGATGAACTTTCTCTTCTTGAGTTGGTTCATAACCCTGCCCTCTTGCAAGGGTAGCGTACGCCATAGCCTTGTCGTCTTCGTTCTGGCCAAAGGTAACGATGATCTTGTTCTTCACAATATCACCTAGGCCATTGTCTCGAAGCCATTTGTGTGCCTCAGCTTTCTTGTCTGCTTTTATAGTGGCACTATAAATTTCTTTGACAGAAACTTCTGATCCATCAGATAGTTTCATTGTTTTAATATTTAAGTCTTCCATTAATTTTGGAATAACTACATTACTAAAATTTTTTTCTTGGTCTTTTAAAGTTTTTATTTCGTCTTCTTTTGCTTTTATTTGCGTTTGCACAGTCTTTAATTTTTCAATCTCTCCTGATAATTCAGAGGGATCTATACGATCAGATTGACTAGGTGCGTCTGCTCTCAGATTAATTGTCATATTTCCTCACTTTCATGTTGCTTTCTATACACTAAAAAATTTTAAATGTCAAAGTTTAAAACATAATAACTCTTTTCTTGTCTGTCCCATTTTAATAATTTAAATTTACCATTTGTAAGTTGTGTTATAATAGAAGTAACAGCACACATAATTGCTGGATCTCCTGCACATAATAAATAATCTTCTGATGTAAAATCTTTTAAAAGACCTTTTAATTTTTGCACTGCTGGTCCTGGTGAATAAATAATTTGAGAGTACATGGGTAGCAAAGTCACAATTTCGCCATACTTTGCAGCACCTGCAATACTGTATTTTGGTTTGCCGGTTTCTCTATCGGTAGGTATTTCCTGTGTTAAATAAACTTTACTCATTTGACTTTTACTTTATATCATTGTATACGATTTATAGAAAGAAAAAGCAAACATGTTATACAAATTTAAAACTAAGCCATATGCACATCAAGAAAAGGCATTAGAAATGTCATGGGATAAAGAAGTATTTGCCTATTTTATGGAGATGGGTACAGGTAAATCAAAAGTATTAATAGATAATATGTCTATGCTCTATGATAGAGGTCTTATAAATGGTGCTATTATTATAGCTCCTAAAGGTGTTTATAAGAACTGGGCTGATTCAGAGATACCTACGCACATGGCAGATCACATTGAGAAAAAGGTGGTCCTTTGGAAAACATCAGAAACTTCAGATAAGTATATGAAAAATTTATATAGCGTGTTTAAAACTGGCACAGACTTTCATATTCTTATAATGAATGTAGAGGCTTTTTCTTATCCAAAAGCTTTGAAGTTTGCAGAAAGATTTTTATCATGTCATAAAGCAATGGTAGCGGTGGATGAATCCACATCTATAAAAACACACAATGTAAAAAGAACAAAAAATATTTTAAGTCTTACAGATAAATGTGCTTATAGAAGAATACTTACAGGTTCACCCGTAACTAAATCACCTTTAGATTTATATTCACAATGTAAATTTTTAGATCCTTTTCTTTTAGGTCATCAATCTTATTATACATTCAGAGCTAAGTATGCGATTATGAAAAAAATTATGGTGGGTGCTAGATCTGTAGATATTGTTGTTGGATATATTAATCTTGGAGAACTATCAGAAAAACTAAAACCTTTTTCTTATCGTGTATTAAAAGATGATTGTTTAGATTTACCAAAGAAAACATTTATTAGACGTACAATAGAATTATCTGACGAACAGAAAAGAGTTTATAATCAGATGAAAAAAGAAGCTCTTGCTTATTTAAATGGTAAAATGGTTTCTACAAATACAGTTATTGTACAGTTAATGAGATTACATCAAATAACTTGTGGTCACTTTACATCTGATGATGGAGATATACAAAATTTAAAAAATAATCGTATCGGTGAATTAATGGATATCCTTGAAGAGGTAGAGGGCAAAGCTGTTATCTGGGCACATTATAGACATGACATAGATATTATAGTTAAAACTATTGAAAAAAAATATCCAGGTTCTGTTGTAACTTATTATGGAGATACGTCTACGGATGACAGACAAAAAGCTATAAAAGAAATACAAAATAAAAATGGTAACGTTAGATTTTTAGTAGGCACTCCACAAACAGGTGGTTATGGTATTACACTTACAGGTGCATCAACAATGATATATTATTCTAATGGTTATGATCTTGAGAAAAGACAACAATCTGAGGCAAGGATAGATAGAATAGGTCAAGACAAACCAATGACTTATATTGATCTTATTGCAGAAGATACGATAGATGATAAAATTGTGGTGGCTCTTCGTAAGAAAGTAAATATCGCAACAGAAATAATGGGTGAAGAATTAAAACAGTGGATATGAGAGAGGAGGACTTTCTTAGTTTTTTGTTTTTATGGATGTGTTGTTATATTGTTTTGAAAGTATTAGGGCTATTTTAAAAATAAATTAAATAAACCAGTGAGAGTTAGTATTGTTGTAAACGCTCCACCTATTATCCAATAAATAACTGTGTCTGTTTTCTTTTCTAACTTTCCTACGTCTTGATGTAAATGATCTATCTGTCTTTTAAAACCTTGCACATATCCATACAGAGATACTAAATGTTCGCCAGTTGTCTTTGGTGGTTTTCCGTTAGGCATTAGGATGATCCTTCGTATTGTGCTGCTACCCCAGGACTAGAATATTCTTGGAAACCTGTAGGTGCTCCAGTATCATCTGTTACAGAAACTAAATCACCTGTATCAATTGATTGTCCAGAGCCTGTAGTTACGTCTCTATTCATATCCATATCTCCTAAACCAGTAAATACAGGAACATTAGGAGCAGGTTTAAATTTATTAATAAAATTACTTACACCGTCACCTATCTTATTTGCAAAAAATCCTGCTAAAGCACCTACCGGCCCTCCTAAAATAGCTCCAAGCCCAAGTCTAGCTGCAGGATTATTTTGAAAAAAATTTAAACTTTTTTGAAAAACATTTTGTGGTTGAAATCTATTAACATCTTCTATGTCTACGTCTCCACCCTCTGTTTCTAAATATAATTGTAGTTGTTGTTCTGGTGTAAGAAGTTGACTTATACCTTGATTTACACCTACAAGGTCATTTAAATTTAATCCAGGTCCTGTAGAGGACATATTCACATTTGTACGTTGAGGTCCAAAAAAAGGACTAGGTGCGCCTCCTTTAATTAATGCCTCAATAAAATCTACTTGTGTTGTCATTAAGCTAAACCTCTCAATCTAAGTCTTATAAGTTTTTCTTCCTCTGATAATAAAGCTTGTTCAGCTGTAGTCAAGCCAGATTCTAGGACATTTGGATTTAAAACTTGAGCAGTCTGTAATACTTGACTGTTAGGCATAGGTGTTTCAGGCAAAGGAACTTGTGCTACTGGCTCGCTCTCATCCTGTAAATAATCCTCTATATTAATTTCATCATCAAAATTGTCATCAAATGATAAATTTTTGAGATCTTGAAGAATGTCATTTATTTCAAATCTAGCATCTTCAAAAGGGTTTGAAATACCTGTTCTCTCTGCAATGTCTCTAAATTCTTTTTGAATACTATCGGAAACTTCATAAGGATCAAATCTGTCATTACTTAAATCATTATATACTCTTCTTAGTTGTCTCTCACTAAATTCTTTTCTTAAATCAAAGTCATCAGATCCTAAAAGTTCAGCTCCTATAAGATCTCTTCTTAATTCTTGTTGAACTAAGAATCTAGCTTTGTTAGCAGCAATGTATCTTCTAATAATATCATTTGCTGTTTTAGGTCCTCCTTTTAATACTGATTCTTCTCCTCCAGTAAATAGTCTTCTAGCCTCCCTAATTCCTTTTTGGTAACCAGCTAATTTAAATCCCATGGATTTGATAGGATCTACTTTTACCACTCTGTATCCTGCAAAACCTGTAAGCTCATCAGGAAGTTCAAAAAACTCTCCTCGTTCAGATGGTTTATCTGCAGCCGCTTGATAAATTCTTGTAAGCGTTGGATACGAAAAAGGTATTAATGATTCTGCAACGTGGTCAATACTATTTTTTATTGCAGTGCCTGGTTCAGTTTTAAATTGCGTATCTGTAAATATTTGTTTACCATCTCTGGTTCTACCCTCTCTTAAAAATATATCTGCTACAGCTTGAGTATAAATTGCTTCAGATATAAATGGTGACGCGAGTTCTCCTGCAGCTTCTGCCATACCACTCACTACGCCTTTCATTAACACTTCTTCGTTTGTAATACCTTGTTGAATGTTATTTAACAAAGTTTGTATTGGTCTAATTGCAGTGTCGTAAGCATTACCGTGACTAAAATCTACATATTTTAATTCACCTGTATCTTCATCTCTAATAGGTAAGATAGTAGAATTTTTTGACCACTCTGGTAAAAATCTTTTTAACGCTTCTAATTCTTCATTAGTTACATCGTACAACGCTTGAAAACCTTTTTGTATTCCATATGGTGCAACGGCTAACACAGTTGTTAAACCAAATAATCTTTTAAGTCCTATTCGTCTTAACGCCGGATCTTTTATTTCTTTAATAGATCTTTGTGCAATGTTTGTAGTTGTTCTTAATATTTCAGATGGAAAAGACATGAACGTACCTAATGGTAAACGTCTTAACGCTCTAACTGTATCTGATACGTACGCATAGTTTGGCACAGTGTTTCTAACAATGTTAGCAGCTTCTTGATCTAAAAATTCTTCTGTAACTTCTCTACCTGCTCTTGCAAAAGCATTTTTTAATCTGTTTCTTTCAATTGCAAAATTAGCTATTTTAAAAAAGTCATCTTCTGCTGTGTATAAATCTTCCGCACCTTTTACAAATTTTAATGTACCCCTCTTACCAAGACCAAATAATTTACTTGCCATAGAAGATAAAGGCTTGTCTAATTGTATATTTTCACCGAATCTAACATCTTTTAATAGATTCTTAATATCACCTAATTGAACTTGTGAATTAACAACTCCTAATCTTAATAGTTCTCTATATCTTGTATTGGCAGCTGCCTCATCAAACTCTTTACCAACTATTCTTCCTGCTAATCTTTTTACAGGGGTTAGTGTTTGTAAAGGGCCAAAAGCATCTTTAAATGCTTTACCTACCATTTTTGGATTAGTTACAGCATCTACTAATACACCATTTGCTGCAGAAAACCCTGTTGCAGAGAAGAAGTTTCTAAAATGCGTTACCGGTGATAAAATTGTTTTTGCTATCTGTGCCCCTGCTTTAGGTGCAAGTAATAAATTTCTATATAAAAAATTAAAACCTTTGATGGCAACGTTTTCACTGTCAGCATCAAATAAAAATTTAAAAGCTTTTTGTGAGTCTCCTAGAGCTGCTGCAATAGATTTAGATGTATATAGTCCTTGTAATGGATTAACAGCATAATCGTCTTTGAAGAAAGGAGATAAATAATCATCGAGTTTTACTATCTCTTGATTAGGAAGAGCTCTTTCTGCTGTTAAATTTTTTACTTCATCAGCGTTGAAGAAGAATCCTCTGTTACCCGCCTCTGTGCCTTCTGTAACTGCAGCCTTAACAACTGCATCGTTAGTTGCTAAATTTTGTAACAATTCATTCTTTCTTGCTACACCTGATAATTTAGTCATACCATTATATATAGAAAACCTTGGGTCCTCCATTTTACCAAAAAATTCTCTAAATACTTTACTACCTGATCCAACAACTTGATCTACCGATTGATCTCCAATATCTCTAGTAACAACTTGTTTAAAATATTTTTTTGTTGTTACATCATCAGCCCCCGGTGTTAAATTAATATATTTAAAAAAAGGTAATCTACCCGGTGCTTTTTGTGCTATCGCACTTTTATAAACATTATTAACTAATGTGTCTGCTTCAAAATCAGTTAGTTGATCTTTTACAGGATTAAAATTAGGATTTCTTCTGTTTGCAAATCGATGATATCTTTTAAATAATTCTTTTACATTTTGTGTAGCTTCATCTGTTGGTTTATATCTTAAAAAAGGTATAGAAGATTTGTCCTCAAATATTTTGTAAGTGTCGCCTAAATATTCTTTTGCTCTCTCACCTATTAAATTTTTTAATTCAGCCACATCTTTCGGTGCGTTTGAACTTTTATTAATTAAATCAGTAAATACCGATCTAGCTGTTTTTATGTTTGTAAATATGTTTCTAATACCTTCTTCATTTAAATTTTTTTTCTCTAATATACCTGTTAATTTTTTTGCAGCTGCGTCTGGTAGAGCTTCATCTAATCTTCCAGAAAACAAAGTATCGTTTATATCTTTTAAAATTATGGCTTTTTCTTTGCCTGTAGATTTATCAAATGTAGTTTTTAATGTTGGAAATATTTTATCTACTTCTCTATCTATATTTTTTACTAACTCCATGGCCTGATTTGTATCAGCCATAGTAGCTCCCTTTTCTGCCATTTTTTCTTCAAATACTTTTTGTGGTTTAGCTCCTCTAGCTCTAAAAGCAGAAAATACTTTGTTAAAAAATTTATCTAATTTAGAATTACTAAACTCTATGTTCTTACCTCTAGTTGCAGCAGCTTTTATACCTCTACCTACTCCATAAACAAATGGTGTTATAAACAAAGACTCACCACCAAATTTTATTCTATTAAATAATTTTCTACCTGCATCCTCTCTACCTCCTTCGTCTGTAACTTGTGATAGCTCTGTAGGTCCTGCTTCAAATGCATCACCTAAACTTCCTATATCTTCTACATCTGCTACTAATGTTTCACCAGCAGCACCACCTGCTACCCCTGCCACAAATTTAGTTCTCTTTGCACTTTTATTTATGGAATTGGTTGTGTTTAAAGCTTTCAATACATTTGGAGATTTTAAGTTGGCATAATTACCAGCTTTCTTTGCTTTAATTGCTTTGTCTGCTATTTTAGTTGCTGCTTTGAATCCTATGGTGCCTGGCACAGCAATCTGAACTATTGCTTCAGTAAGTTTTCCTATAGCTCTATCATCAGCCACATCTTCAAAAATATTAATGGTATCAAATGCTTTCTCAACTTTAACAGCCATGTCTGTATCAAAACCGTAATCAATTAATTCAGCTGTTAAAGAGGCTACACCTTCTGGAATTTTTATAATACCTGATAAAACACCGGCAGTGGCTGCGGTAAGAGCACTTGTTTCATTGTCTCTTTCCTCATCTATTAAGTTAAATGTATCATAAGTTTGAAACTTTGTTGTCATTTAACCTCCTATCTAACTTGAACAGCTCCGGCAGCGTCTATAATAACCGCCTTATTTCCGAAAGGATCGAAATAAATACCTGCTTCTTTATTTTTTGTTTTGTATTCACCTTTTTTATTTTTCTTAATAGTTCCTATAAAAGTTTTTCCTGGAAACTCTTTTTCAATATCTGTTCTTTTTTGACTGTTTTCAAACTCGTAATATCTTTCAGCTGGTCCTGCTACTAAACCAAATTTATTATATAATTCTTTTATTCGGTCTGCTTTTGCTTTTCTTTTAAATCTATCTTCTACACCAAATTCTTTTTGTTTAATTAGTTCAGCTGTCTTAGCTCTTAATCTAGAGTTGAAATCTGCTTCTGATTCTCCAGGTTTTCTTTTTACTAGAAAAGCTGCTTTTCTTTGAGCATCTAATTTTTTATTATCCATCTTAGCAACTAATGAAGCAGCTAAAGCTCTTTTTTGTGCTCTCTCACCAGCCATGTTTTTAAATAATTGCTCTGAAGGTTGTTTGAAAGCTGCAGCTACTTCTTGTAATTTTGTGCCACCAGCGCCTACACCACCTAATAAATTTAGACCACCTGATATTAATAATTGAGATACAGGTGATACTCCAGTCCCACCTGCTAATTGATCTACTAAAGATAATTGACCTTGAAGTTTTTCTAGTGATGGTTTAGTTCCCTCATCAAATTTTTTTCTAGGTTTGATTCCAGTCATGATTCCTTCCATGACTTCACCACCTTTTCTAAACATTGGTCTTTTATATATTTTACTCATTTATCTCCCTAATTATTTAAATAAAGGTCTAGGGTTTAATGCTCCATATATACCAGCCAATGTTGATGCAACTCCTAAGCCTGTAGCTAATCCGGAAGGACCTGCTTGTGCAGGAAGTTGTGTCGTTGTAGTCGATGCTGGGTATCCTGATATTAATCCCATGATACCTTGTCCTAATGTTTGCGCTGCCTCTAACGGTTGGAAAGCTTGTCTTTGTGCCAACTGTTGTCTAGCTGCTAATTCTGATTGTTCTCGTTGTTGTTGCTGTGAACCTAATGCACCTAATGCTGAAATCTGTTGACCTAATAAAGAAGGTTGTGCTTGAGCTAAACCTAATTGTTGTTGAAAGTTTTGTGCAGCTAATTGTTGTGCTTGACCAAAACCTTGTTGTAATAATTGTGCTTGTAAAGCTGCTCTGTTTCTAGCTTGGTTAGAAGCAAACTCAGATCTTACAACTCCTTCTCTGCCTCCACCAAATGCTCCAGCGCCGATAGCTTGAGCCGCTATTCCAGGTATACCTGCAGCTGTTTGTCTATCAAACTCTGCAAGTGTCGTATCAATAACATCTTGTTGATATGGAGACATAAACTGTTGAAAAGCTTGTGGTCCAGTTGATGCTTGTGCAGCTGTTAAGAAAGGTTGAAAACCACCAAGCCCTGAAGCCAGTTGCTCGGCTTGTGTTTGAAGTGCTCCAGGTTGAGCAAGAAATTGTGGTCCATATAGCCTGGATAAATCTAAATCTTTTAAACCACCAACAGCTGTTTCTAATTCTTGAATATAAGCTTTTGCCGGTGCTTCAATAAATTCTGCGGGTGTTTGTCTTACTATCTGTTCAGCCATTATACTCTAACCACCTTATTTTCTAATTTTTTCATCGTATCATACATTCTTTGTGCGCCTTTATTGACGTCACCGTCACCTGCTGCTCTTACGGCATCGGCGGTAAATACGAATTCGTTGTTAGACAACATCGCTGGGATGTCATCCGCTTTTTCTTTTATACCAACAGGTGGTATAAATCCACCTGTTTTTCTAAGATCTAGCTCCTTAACACCTTTTTGATTTTCTCTTACAGGCAGTCCTTCAATACCTCCTGCTTGCATAGCGTTATCGCTAGCTGTATCCATCTTACCACCTGCGGCTTCTTTTTCTCTTTCTATAGGTATATCTATTTCTTCATCATCCATACTTTCTCCGCCAAGTAAATCTCTAGGTGTTTTCATTTCCATTATTATTTGTGACTTTGGCACCCGTATTAATTTTGGATTACCATCTTCGTCTTGTGATATTATTACAACCGTCTCTTCATCAAACATACCTGCTCCGCCAAGTGATCCTAAACCAGTGGGTGTTCCTTGTTGAAAACCTACTCTACCACCTACAGCGTACGCACCAGTTCCAGCAAAATATTCTGATACTCCTTCTGCTACTCTTCTATCTAGCTCTTCTCCTTTAACACCTAATCTTGTTAATGATTGTCTTAATTTTTCTGCAACGATAGTTCCTCTATCTTCTGCAGGTGCTTCCTCTATTTCTTCTCTCTCTTCTGCAGACAAACCAGCTAATACAGATGCTGCTCCTATACCTAGAGTTGCCATAGCTCCTTTAGACAAACCAGTTTTTGTCGCTAAATCTTTATTTACAGAACTTAACATAGAATCAGAAAGTGATACTTGAGGAAGAAGTTTAGCCTTACCTGCAGCTAAAGCATTTCCAATACCACCAAATCCAAATATACCTGGAGCTCCTCCTGCTGGAACCATAAAAGATGATCTACCAAATATACCACCTATGCTTGTTCCTGGTATTCCAAATGCAGCTGCTCCTATTAATGCAGCTTTACCAAGATCAGATGATGCAAAATCTTTTACACCTTTAGCGACTTTCTTAACGGCTTTTTTAATACCACCTAATAAAGCTTTTTCTCTAGGCACTACGTCCATAATGCCACCGCTCATGTATAATTGTCTTTTCATCTGTCCTCTAGATATTGCCATAATTTAAATTAAATTGTTGTTAGCAGGCTTTGCTATCCTGAAAAGGCTTACTTTACTTGGTTTTATCAGTATCGTCAACTTTTTTGACATGCATGAGTTCGTCCCAAAAACGACCACAATATTGATATTCTCCGGTATGAGTAATGTAATCCATTATGTAAATAAAGATTTTACCACCCATTTCAGTCCATCTTTTACAGAAACCAAAATCTTCACCAAAATATTGTTTAGTCTTTGGATCGTGTATGCATTCAAATAGATTATAAAAGTTCTTCTTTTTAACTTCACTACCATTTAAGAAGGTAGGTTGATTAATCTCTAACTCAGGATAATGATCTATCATCTTCTCTATAACAGATCTTTTTATTAACATACATCCAGTAGGTGCGTGAGTTACTTCACAGATACCATTCTCAACAACTATCTTTCCAGGGTTATCCATCTTAACAGGAAAAGTGTATCCACCTTTCATCATATCATCTTGGTCTTCAAACTTTTGTATTTTCATTCTTTCCCAAAGATTAGCCCAGTTAAGACTCTTTAAAGGATACGGACAAGCAATAACATCTTTATCGTATTCTAACATTTTAAATATAGTCTTTGCTTGAAAGTCTATATCAGAATCGATGAATAATAGGTCTGTGTAACCATCTTTATGATTGAGGAAATCGGCCACACAGAGATTTCTACCTTGTTGAACCAGTGATGATTTTAACAAAGTAAAACTGACTAAAATGTTTCTTAACATACACTCTTGTTGAAACATTAAAACTGATTGACAATAATGAATACTAACCTCGCTATGCACGGGTGTACATATCATTATTTTTCTTTGAGGTTTCCCCGGACCCACATGAACTTCTTGGGTCTTGTCGTTATCGTTAAACCAAATTAGATTACTTTTTTCTGACACCTATAGCTCCTTTTAAAAATCTATTCCAAGAAGATGCTTGTTTAGCCCAGCTATAATAAATATCTGTATATGATTTTTGAAACTTAAGATGTTGTATAATAGGTGGTTCAGATAAAGTTTCTGCAGCCATCTCTATAGCCTGACCAAATTTAATCGCTAGTCTTCTGTGATTAGAATCATAAGGTATATACATTGGAAACTCTGCACCTGTTTCAAATAAAGCTCCGTAGTTAGTTGTAATACAATACAAACCAGCTGACATAGCTTCTATTAAAGATATACAAGATGTCTCTTCCCAAATGCTTGGATACACAAACATATTATAGTTTTTTAAATTTTGTATAATATATTCATGAGGCTTGTATCCTACGTAAGATACATTAGGTAATTTTTTTGCTTGTTCATATAACTCTACATATGCACCGTCATTTTGTTTTTTAAAATCAGCTCCATATATTTCAGTGCTAGAGTATACATCTAAAGTTATTAGTGGGTTTTTTACAAGCTGCATAGCACCTAGTAAAACAGATAATCCTCTCCAAGGTGTAGAGTGATACAATAATTTTATAGGTTTCTTTTGTTTGTGTGATGGTGCACCTTCTATTTTCTCTATACCATTTTTAATTACGATACATCTATGTGTATCTAAACCAAACATATTTCTAAAGTTTTGACAGTTCCAATGACTGTTAAAAACATACCAATCATACTTCTTATGATTATCTTTGTTCTTAAACCAAGGATATATATTAGGTTGATTCCATGAGTTCTTTTGCCAAAGAATATTTAATTTAGTTGAATGTAAAGGTATCTTCTCAGGTACAGATGTTGTGATCTGTACTTGATCTAATAATTGTTTGTCACAGTATTTATTAAGATACTCTAACTGTATTTCAGTTCCGCCTCTAGGACTTTGGTTTGTCATTCTTTTGATTCAATACTTTCTGAAGAACCTCCATACCTTTGGGTGATACTTGCACAGTAACATCCTCAACGATATCTTCACCAGTTCTAGCTTCTTTATATATCTCTCCTGTTTTTGTATTACGCCAAGTTGTTATCGTAGTACAATTTATTCTAGGTATATCTTTATCCATTTTCTTGTGATCTGTCTATTAGAGCATAACTGACAACAACTTCTAGTTTATTAGCAGTTTCTGCTTTAGCTTTTATAGCATCTCCAGCCTCTAAGTTCAAGCCTTGAGGAGAAGCATTAACAGTTGTTGTTCCTGCTATATCGTCTCTAAAAAACTCAACATCAGATGTAGCTGATGAATCTCTAAGATCTGCGTTACATAACACAGCACCTGTGCTGTTATTAGATACATACACAGATTTAACAATAGCAACAGAACTAGTATTAATAGACAGAACTGTTGTCATGTTTGTTGTGTTTAATATTTTAATAGCGTTTTTATATTGTATGGTCATGATAAGAAATAATTAAATGCATCCTGTTCGTTTTTTAAATCTGTTTGAAAACTAAAATTAAGTTGATTTTTTATATTGTCAAGAGAGGCGAGTATCTGTCTTTGGTTATCTACCTCATATTCATCTTTTGGTTCTGGTATATATACAGTTATCTTTGCCATTATCTTCTTCCGTCTGGTCTTGCGTCTAATCTTATCGTACCATATCGCCAAGATTCTCCAGTAGAGTCATTAGCAATTTTTATAGAAACTAATCTACCTCTAGCTCTGGTATCAATTTTATCTGTAGTGCTTGTTACAGTAAAAGGACCTAAAGGTGATGAGGTTGCCGTGTTGTTTGGAAAGTCATTTATAAATAAAGTAATTTTTGAATTACCTTGCAACACTTTAAAATCAGGTATGAATCTTCTTACAGACATGAAGAATTGACCATCTCCTCTAAGATCCGCAATGTCTCGAGTGTTTGTAATATCGTAGTCTCCAGATCTTATAAAAGAATCTATAGATGTTGTTCCATCAGCATTAACTTGATCAGTTCCATTTTCATGTGAATATAAAAAAGTAGCTCCAAATGTATTTGTAATTCCTTGTATTGGAAAATCAGGTGTTCTATTATCTACGTAGTCAGTGGCATATGGATTATCCCTGATGCCTGCATCAATGTAAGTGGTTCTATCTAAAGAGCTTGTTGTCCAAACACCTTCAGCATAATTATATGTTACACATCTATCTATTTGTACTGATTCTGATTTTGGATAAAACCAATTTACTTCTGTGTATAAACTGTTGTGACCTGCGTACACTGTTTTTGAAGAACCAAAATTTATTCCAAGATTATCTCCGTCTGTGGTAAACACAAAGTCTTCTACTAAACATGGTAATGATTTTACCGTACCATCATAGACATAAAATCCACCAGCTTTTCCCATCCAATAAACAGCGCCTTGAGCATAGACCGCTCCGTGTTGACTTATACATCCACAATTAGTTCCAACCTGTTTTACAGAAAAAGTAAAAGGAGGTCCTACAAACTGAACAACGTATGCAGCTGTGTCTGTTAAGATTAAAATATAATCTTTACCCTGAACAGCAGTTACGATTTCGTTACCATCATCTAATCTAAAAGTTCCTGCTGTGTTGGTGGCAGTGGGTGCATATGTGTTTAAATCTTCTTGATTAGAGAATCTTACAAACATAGGATCTTGAGTTGATCCTGTTCCAATTGTTGTTTCTGTTCCCATGTGAAATAAATGTCTGTCTCTGTCTGATACAATTGTCATTACAGATTGTGTTGGATTATTTGTAACTGAAAATCCAGAAGTGTTACTTGCTGCTCTAACAGATCTTGCACTTGATGCTCCAGCGTTCCAAGTAAAAGTTTTACCGTTGTGTATAGTTGCAACTAAGACTTGACCAAAATTACTTAACGACCAATTACCTGGATCTAAAGTTACATCAGAAACAGAACTCTCTGTGCCCCATGTGCCTGCACTGTAGGCGTCTGTACCCCAGCCATACCCAATGGTTTGAATTGTAGGTCCAACGATCGCGTAAGGATTAACACTAGTAGATCCTTGTGCGGACATACCTGTGCCTGTCTCTGTTGCTGAAGCTAAAATAGTAAAGCTATTAGTAGCAACAGTTAAGATCTCATAAGATTTTTCTAAAACACCAGCTGTAAAAGATGTTGCTCCACCACCAGGTAAAGAACCTACGCTTGATAAGGTGATGTATCTACCAGCTTGTAAACCATGTGATGTTTTATTAATGGTGACCGTTGCTGAACCATTTGTCGTTGTAAATGTGCAACTAGTTAACGCTGTGTCGAGTGGACTAATATCAAAGAAAGATTCATCATAATATAAAAACAATCCTTGTGATGTCCCAATAGCTGTATAGGCTTCTCCTGCTAAACTTGTAAAGTTATGTACAGCTCTGGCTACACCAGGTAGAGTTTTATCATCCAAAGATAATTGTTGCCAACCACCTATTTTTTCTGGAAGACCATATCTAAATCTAACGAAGTCACCATCTATCCATTGAGATTCTGCTCCGGATGCTGTTGCTTGTTTATTAAAACCTGGTCTAAAGTTTAGCTTTTGTAACATAATAGCTCACTATATAGGGTTATGTCTTTAAAATCTATACCCTTTTACTTTCAGTCAGAGGGTATTTCAAGCCTAAAGAATGTATACTTTCAAAGAAAGTTATGAGAGTCATCCTTGGTTCTTTGACACTAAAGTCTTCAAATCCATCTGCTGCGTGATATTGAGCTCCATCAAACATCACTAATCTATTTGGAATAGATTCAAATACAACAGATTTATTAAAGTCATTAGACACCATTTCTCTGTAAGTGTCATATTTTATATCCAGCGTTTTGTAGTATTCATGTTTTTTATCTGACCATCTTTCTTTATTAAAATTTTTCTGTTTGTATAAAGATGTGCCACAGTGTTTGTGTTCACTTAAATAGATGATAGCAGTTAGTTCTGTATTCTCATGATCTCTATGTATCCAACCATGACTTTTATATTTATTGCCATCTATCTTTTGAAAGTATTGTCTAGCAGTCCACTGTATATTTTCTTTCATGGGATATATTAAAGATAGTATTTTATTAGTGCTCCAACTAAAAAAGTCTGGATCTATGGTGTGAAGTAAGTCTGTTCTCTCACCAGGCCAAAGAGATCTAGGGTCTTTTTTGTATTTTAAAGTATTACCGTAAGATTTTATTTTGTGATAGTCGTCAAAGAAATTATCTACAACTACAGATGGCCATATCATTCTACGATATCCATATCCCAAGATATGATTCTTTTTGGTTTGTTTGTTTTTTGTGGTGGACTAAAATGAGATAAAAATTTAGGAGTTATAACTATATCACCTTCACTACTGCTAGTGGGCACATAAGCTGTAGTGTCTGTTACAAAATTATTCCAAGGTTGTACATAAAACGTTTGTGATGATCCTTTTGGAAAATCTAAATATAATATTCCTGTTAAACCTAAAGATCCATGATTGTGTACAGGATGATGATCTCCTTTTTTATAAGTTACACTCCATACGTCTGTTATCTTTATATTAACTTCTGTGTATTTACAAAATTCTTCAAGCTCGGGTAATATTAGTTTTGAAAACTCACTGATAAATTCTTGATCAACAAGTCCTCTATTAGAAGAGAAAGAATATGTTTCATTTCTTTTTTCTGGATATTTATCTAATAATTTTTTTATTTTTTCTTTTCTAACGACATGATTGTTCATCTCGTGTGACCAACATAAAATGCTAAATAAAGTATTCTCTTTCATTTTCCCTTAAACCAATCTGGTAAAGCTAAACAAGGCCTACCGTCATACATATTATTGTTTTTAGATTTCGCAGTATTATAATGTAAAAAAACTTGTATGCAATCGTTTTCTTGTAAAGGTTCTCTCCAATGTTCGTTTCTAATACCTTGATAAATTAATATGTCACCAGGTTCTAAATTTATTGCAACACCTTTGTTCTTTCCTTTTGTATATGTTTTTTCTTTTACATTAATTGTGCCACCTTTAGGATTAGGGTCTATATAAATAGGCCACTGCGATCCTCCTAAATTGACAGTTGTAGATATCTCACAACTCATTCTATCTTTATGTCTTTTAAGCTCATCACCTTTTTGATAAATACGTGCATATGCGTATGTAGGAACTAATTCTATTTTAGTGACTTTTTCTAAAATAGGTTGACACTTTAACATTAAAGTTTCCATAGCTAGATCTCCATAAGTTGCATACGAGTTTGGAATTTGTGGATCTCCAAAAGTTCCCCAGCTTTGATCTAATGTAGAAAGGTATCTTTGCTTTCTCATGATACTATGTACCTCTCTTTTTAGTTTCATGTAGTTAGTTAAAAAGACAGCTAACTCTTTTGGTATAGCTTTTCTTACAACTTCAAAACCATCTTTCTTCCATTTATACATATGGTTTACCTGCGCTCCACATAACTAAACTATATCTTTTACCTTTGGTTACAGGTTTAACCCTGTGCCAAACAAAACTTGGAAATACCACCACAGATCCTTTTGGTAGTATTTCTTTACACTCTCTAATCTCATTCCTTTCAGGATGACCATCCATGCTAAATTCTAAAAGACCACCTTCATACTCAGAAGGATCTGATAAAGTACAAGTCATAGATAGTTTTCTAATTTTTCCTACAAGGTTTGGATTATCAATAGACTCATCGTAGGGAACATTATTAGCATCACAATGCCAATCATAATGTTGATTCTTATCATATGTTGTAAATTGACAAACTTCATTCCAATCTGTGTCATGATTCCAACCTGCTGCGTAGTTTGCTTCTATCACGTAAGGATGTATTTCTTTATATATCCAGTTTTGATCTAACCAAGAAATATCAGAGTCTCTTAATTTTTTTAAATTTTTCATATTCTTCTTACTTAATTTTTTGTCAGAATATTCTTTAGTTATACCTTTCTTAAATTCTTGTTGTTTTGCAAAATTAATTACATCATCACACCATGTAAGTGATAATGCAGCAGGAAAATACCAATAACTATACTTTACGTTCATTCTATGTCTATATTACCAGATACAGATATTCTTTCAACGTTGGTCTTATAAGGTGTGACGTGGTGATATAAACCAGCAGGAAATATAAACATATCTCCTTCCTCTGGCATGAAAGTTCGTTGTGTTATGTAACCACCCACTCTACTACCTTGCTCTCCAAATTGAAAAATAATAGATCCTGGTTTACCTGATGTTCCTATGTATTTTTCATCTATTAATTTTTGTGGAACTTTTGTGTAAATAACAAAAGAAAGATCTCCATCATGAAAGTGTGGAGGATTATATTCATATCGTTTCATAAAATTAATCCAAAGATCTATTAATTTAACTTTATTTATTGGTTTAGCTAATGATTGTCTTTTTACAGATTCTTCTAAATAAGATTGAAAGTAAGGTTTAAAAGTTTCCATAAACCATTCTTTGTCTTTATCCTCATAAAACTTTTCATTATCAAGATGACCCGCTAGAGTAAATCTTGCATCTCTTGTTAAAGTCTTTGCTCTTTTGTTAAGTTCTTTTATTAATTTATTTTCTACTTTAAATTTTGCAAGGTAAGGACCCCACGCATACCATTCATGTTTCATAAAATTTTAAATTTAAATACCGATATGTACATTGGTTTTTCACCTTCATTCTCAGTTATTTGATGAGGTATTTCACCATTAAATACAAAAAAATAGTTTTTACAAACTCTTTCATTCCATTGTCTATCAGGCTGTTCATTTGTAGGCACCATAAGTTCTACTGTGGCTGGCGGACAATCTTCACAACATCCTGTTTCAGAACAGTCAACAAAAAACATACAAACAAAATCATAGTTGTCTTCTTGAAGTTGTACAAAATCACCTTTCTTTAAACGAATATTATCATGACCTAAACACATTACGTCAAGATTGTGATAAGCTCTTAATCCATTAATAACGTATTCATGCATCCATGTATAATCTTTAGTAAAGTTTTTCATACCTAAAATATTTTCTTTAAATATATACTTTCTAAAAAAACCTAATTCTTCAAAATCTTTTTCTATATGTTCTTTTACTCTATCTAAATTAATTGAAGATTCTTTTGGTATTGCTCCAGAAAAACAAAATTGTTGTTTAAGAATTTGTTTATGTATCGCTTTCATACTTAGATTATACTAAGTTAAATCAGGATTTACAACCCAAGCTTTTTGTGCTTCATCCCACATATAAGGACCTCCACTTTCAGGGTGTGCTACAGGAGCTTCCCATAGGCAAGTTGTTTCATTTAAAACCCAACTATCGTGTCCTTCAGGTTTTTCCTGTATAAATGCATCTCTAGATGGATCATAAGTTCCACCAATATAAGCATAATTTTTTCTAAAAGGTGTACCACCTAAAGCGTGTACATTTCCTAATGTATTATAAGAAGTTTGTTTCCAATTTGACCAACCATGCACGCTTTGTAAATAAGCGATACCTGCTTCCTCTGTTGGAGCGTTTTCATCAGCACAAGTTAGTACATCTAAAACAACATTGTTTGAATCTAGTTTAGCAAAATGAGCCATTATTCTTCATATCGAATGATTACCACACCCGATCCTCCATTTTTTCCAGAAGTAGAACCCACACATCCTGAGCCTCCGCCTCCAGTGTTTGTTGACCCAGCTTGACCTTGGCCTCCGCCTCCGCCCTGGCCTCCGGTTCCGCCCGGCGCTCCTACCGAACCTGCACCAGTTCCACCACCAGCATAAAAAGTTGCTGATCCTGTAATATCATTTGGAGATCCGTTTCCACCTGGACCACCTTGATTTCCTCCGCCGGTTGCAGATGCGCCCCCGCCGCCACCACCGCCCTCACATGGTGGTGAATTAGATCCACAAACTGGACCTCCTGAATTTCCTTCTGGTGGAGAGAACCCACCTGTATTTCCTGATCCTCCAGTTCCGCCTTTTGTAGCGCCACCGCCAGATCCTCCAGATTTTCCTTGGTGAGGTCCGCCAGCTTGTCCGCTGGATCCCATTCCTCCTCCGCCACCACCTGATGACGAGAAAGTTGAGAAAGTAGAAGTTCCTCCGTTTCCACCTCTTGAGCCGCCTCCCGTGCCTGCGCCTCCAACAGTGATTGGAAAATCAGCTACAGAAATAGCATGTCCGGCTCCAGTAGCAGAAGGTACATTTGTTCTATATCCTCCGGCTCCTCCGCCGCCCCCGCCTTTTTCGCCCGGGCTAGTTCTTCCTCCGCCTCCAGCACCTCCCGCAACTACCATAAATTCTACAGTTTGTCCTGCAGGTGCTTTTGTTACAGAAAATGTTCCGGGTGAGTTGAAAGTGTGAATTTTAAATCCACCTGATTGAGTTATAGTTCCACCAGTGGCATCAATAACGGGTTTACCGGCTCCGCCTCCTAAACCTAATAATCTAAATCCAAACATTTTTACTCCTATTATGCGTCGTTAGCAGCATCAGTAGTAAAGAATACTTTTATACCTAGAAGTTTTGCATCTCTATTTAATGTATCACTACCGTTGTCTGCGTCTCTAAAAATTTGAAAGAAAACTTCATCTCCGGCAGCTGGCGTTCCTGCAATAGTAATTGCACTACTTTCAGGTCCAACATCAAGATCATTTGCAGTTCCGCTATGTGCTTTCGAAGATGTTTGAGCAGTCCCAAATGCTGTGTCGATTGCATCGTTGTCAGATATAGCTACACCTTGTAATCCGAAGATAGCTGTTCCAGTGTTTGTTGTATTTGCAGTAAAGTAAGGTTGATAAGTAATTGTACCTTCGTTCCAAGATTTTGGAAACGTAATTGCAAATTGTGCAAACTCATCAGTTGATGCATCAAAGTCTAATGATTTTAATTCAGGTCTTCCTACTGTTAACTCTGTTTGAGCTAAGTCAGCACATCCTGTTGTTGTTCTAGGATACATAGCAACTGCAGGAACGAAAATAGTTTGTTTACCTGCTACGTTTACTGCTGTTCCATCTGATTGAACAACACCTGTTCCTTTAGGAATAATGTTGAAATTTATGTTTGAGTCATCTCCAACTGATGCGATAGATGGGTGACCACCAGAAGCTGCGTTTGTAATTTCTAAATTATTTACAGCTGAACCTGTTTTTTGGAATATTAATTGTTCATTACCAGAATCATCTCCAATAAAGTGTGCATCATCGATTAAGATATTGTGAGAGTTAGTATCTAAGTTTGCAGATAATTGAGGTGAAACGTCTGAAGATAAATCAGTTAATGCTGTGTCTACAATGTTTGTTCCATCTGAGTAAAGAACTTTATGTCCTTTGTCATCAGCTGCAAAAGTAACACCTGAACCAGAAGTAGTTTTAACAGTTACTGTTTCCGCTCCAGAAGTTCCGTTGTGTATAATGTAAGTTTTTTCAATAGAATCTGGAACTATTACGTTAATAGCAGCTGTAATTGTTCCTGCTAGTTTAATAACTTGATTTTTACCATTTGAAACTGCACCATTTGTAAATGCTAATGTTACGCCTGTTGTTGCGTTAACAGTTACAGATTCGTATCCAGCAATAGCTTGTTCTACGATTAATAAGTTTGTGTTTGTAATTTGTCCCCACGTTCCTGAGTTTTCACCAGTAGCTTGGACGGTTAATTTTAAATTAGCAGATGTAGAGTTTGCCATAATTTTTATATCCTCTTATTCGTTTTTTATTATTTTTAAGCTGCGGTGTCAACCTCTGACCAAGTTACGGTTGTGCCGGTATTTACTTCGTTCCAGATCCTAGTTTTAAGGCTTCCAGCAGCTGTTGTCAAGCCAATTCCAGTTAAATCTACGGTAGCAGTACCAGATAAAGTTACACTTCCTAAGTTATTTGTTAATCCAAATCCTGTAATTGTAGGTATAGTATTTGCGTCTAATACAGCAGTTCCTAAAGAAGCGCTCATAGCTATACCTGTTAAAGGTAAAGTATTTGCGTCTCCTGCAATAACCGTTCCCACAGATAAAGAAGCGGTCATTCCTTGACCAGTTGCTGTAGCATCAGGTGAAGGATCAACTGTTCCTTCATCCATGCTCATCGATAATGTATCGCCTGTTTGATTACCCCAAACACCTTGTCCCCAAGTTGTTTTGTAACCCCAACCTAATGTAGATGTTCGAGAAACTTCTGCAATAGTATTTGCATCACCTATGGCTGTTCCAAGAGAAACAGTTGCAGCAGATCCTGTTACAGGAAGGTTTTCAGGATCAAAAGATAATACAGTTGTTAAAGCGTTTCCAGTTACAGGAACTGTAACTAAAGAGAAAGCATCTGCGCTTCCTGTTGCCATTGTGGCACCTATGCCAGTTAATGTTACATTAGCTGTTCCAAAAACATTTCCTACATTAACGGCTGCAGTTAAACCTTGACCAATAACAACAAAGGCATTTCCTGATTGACCCCAGTTTTCAATACCCCATGCATCAGAGCCCCAACCAACATTAACTTCGGCTGTTACACTAACGCTTCCTAAATTTGCAGATAAACTAAAAGATGAAGGTATTAAAGTACCTTGAATACCATAACCATTTTCATTCCAACCTTGTCGTCCCCAACCAGAATTTATTTCACCAGTAAGAGTTACAGAACCAATATTTGCCGAAAGTGATATTCCACTTACAGCAGGTGTACTATTGGATAGATCGTTCCATTGGTTAAAACCCCAAGTTTGCTGACCCCAAGTATTGGACATAGGAATCTACCTCCTATTATCCAGATATCCTTAGAATAGCTGCTGCGGTTGTAAACGCCGGGAATTGAATTGTAAATGTACCAGAGGTAGCTGTCTTGTTTCCTCCAAAATCTAAAACTGCAACGGCTGCGTTTGTTACTGTTGCAGACGTATTATAGATTAAGGCACCTCTAGCTGTAATTGTAACTCCAGTAAAAGATCTATCAGCGAAGTCAACGATAGCAACACCTGATGCAACAGATGTTCCTGCGTTTGCTAACTTACCACCGCCAGATGCGTACTGACCACTAGCCGTTACTTGGTTAGTAGTTGTAAATACTGTAGTTGCAGAGTTTAGAGTTGCAGAAGAAGTATACAGAGCTAACTTAAATACATCACCACCAGATTGTTTAAAATTGTGATCACCTTCCAAAAGTTCTTTTTTGAAAGAATTACAAATTGCTTGCGTAATTGCCATGTGTTATCTCCTATTGTTTTCCTAAACGATTGACACCACTTTGGTATTCATCTCGTCTTCTTCTTCCCATTTGTTCAATTGAGAAGCCTTCTATCGCTTGTTTATACTTTCCTTCGTATAATTGCAAGAGATCATTTGGGCCTTTCAAGAAGCTAAACGCCTCGATGAGGCTTGCATACAAAAGTCCGTTGGGAAATTGCAGACTCAAATATGTAGTAGTATTTGTAGACGATAATCCAGCAGGTTTCAAGATATAATTTAGCTGAATTGTATATGTTGCGTTAGGCGTGGGAGCCACCACGATAGTGTCCTGATCCCACATACCATAATATTTAGGAACCCCAGTAGCTCCAGTAGGGTTAAATTCTGACATAAAACTAGTGTCTCTATACTTTAAAAAATCTCTATTATCAGCCTGACCAACACCATCAGAATCTATAATTTGAGCAGATCTTACAACTAATAAATCATCAGGAGTATCTATAAATCTTTGCCCAGATATCATAGTAGCTGTAACATATCTTCTATTGTTATCAGAATCTACATCTCTTAAAATTCTAAATTCAGCATCTAATATAAAATCATTAATTATACTATCAGTTAAAACTGAAGATCCTACTTCTGTATAATCTCTAATCTTTTGTACTAATTCAGCATACGTCATGTTATATCTACTCCTACTTCTCCTAACAACATATTAGCTTGTCTTTTATTATTTGCAACAGATCCATTTTCAGGTGTCATATTATTTGCACCAAATGCAAAATCACCTGGTAAAGTTAAATTAGCAACTATACCTCCACCGCCTCCAGAGTTAATTGTAAAAGTTTGAGGTCTAGCGTTTCTTAAACCTTGGCTGTCTGGCTGTATAGGTTTAGGCTCTAACTGTGGGTGTTTAGGTTCAAACTCAGATACATGCACTCTAGCCCCGTTCCATTCAATAACCATTTCAGTATACGGAAATGCTTGACCAGAACGATCAGATATAAATTGTGCATATTTTCCTTTTGATAAATTAGACATTTGGATAATAATTCTTTGGTGTTATGTACGAACTAGATGAAGATCCATCTTCTTCTAACGCACGATTAAGTTCATCTTCATAAATTAATTTCATTTCTTGTGTTCTTTGTGGAGCAAATTTTTGAGCTAAATAATAACTTAAACCTGCACACATACAAGGTACAAATCTATAAGGAACATCAGCTGCGTTTGTATACGCCCCTGCATCTTGGATTCTTTTTACATAATAATAATTTAAAAAATTACCTGCTTCTGAAGATCCAGGTGTTAAATAAAGTGTAATTGTAACTCTATCTATAAATCTTTGCACATAATATTGTGTGGGTGTTCCAGTATTAGTTTTATTAGAAAGAGCTTGATAAGCTGATCTGTTAATTTTAGTTAATGGAAAATCAACATTAGAAGAATTTCTGTACACTGCCTCTAATATATCATCAACACCAAAGACAGCTGTGGCATCAGATGTTCCATCTGCTGCAGATCTGAACATAGTATAAACTGCTTGGTTCGCAACTAATGTAATATTATTGTTTGCTATCTCCCAATAGTGCAAACCTCTGTTAGCCCACTCTTGAAATAAAATATTTAAAGATCTCCTTGCAGTGGCAAGATCATTACCACTGTAATCAAAACGTCCTAATCTTTCAAATGACTCTGTTATGATATCATCGATAGAAAAAGTTTTTTCAAAAGTTGTTGTCCCAGAAGTAGTGTTAGCCATCTAACCTCCTACTTATCTATCAATACAGTACACTTCGCACTTGTTATTGCATTACAAGTCATCAAACCTTTAAACAAAATACCATCTTCAGGTAAGTTAAATGAAAAAACATCACCTGGTGGTACCTCAGATGTAAACTGAGTACCGTCTTCATCTTGCAAAGTTATCGAGCCTGTTGTTGTTTGAGTAGTGGTATTAGAAAGAATAATCCCTCTTAATCTTGTTCTACCGGCAAACACACTTCCCGTAGCTGTTATTTGTACTGCTTTTACGTCGCCTTTAGCTGCCATTTTTTATCTCCTTATTGGTGTGGGTGAGTATCAAGATCAAAAAGTCTCGAAGTTTCT